TTCTTCTTCAGTTTCTTCTACTGCTTCAGTTTCTTCTACGAATTCTTCTGCATTTTCTTTATCTTCAGCATCAACGTCTTCAACTTTATAAGTTTCTCCGTCTACTGTAAATTCTTTTTCTCCGTCTGCGATTGCTTTTGCTCTTGCAGCACCAAATGCATTTCCTTCTTCAACGTCTTCTTCTTCAGTTTCTTCAACTGCTTCAACGTCTTCTTCTTCAGAAATTTCTTCGTCACCTGCATCGTCAACTGTGTCTTCTAATTCGTCTTCTAACTCGTCAGATTTGTCTTCAACTTCTGCACCGTGATCTAATTCATTATCTTCAGCATCAACTGTAGGTTCAGTAACATCTGTAGAATCGTCTTCATCTTCAATTTCTTCAACTTCTTTACCAGCTTCATCTTCTAGTAATAAGTTAGAATTAACTGTTTCTGCAACGTATTCTGCGTATTCAGTAACTTTTTCTAAATTTTCTTTTAAGTATTCAATATACTTTAATAAGCCTTCATGAGTTGTTGCACCTTCATTATAAGATTCTGCTAAATAATTAGTATAGTCTTTAATTGATTCAACACCTTCAGCAACATGCTCAGTATATGCAACGCTATTATCTAATTTCTCAGATATTTCGTTATTTGTAGTTATTGTATTATCTAAGTTTTCAGCAAGGTATGCAGAATACTCGATAGTCTTTTCTAATTTCTCAGCAAGATAGTTTGAATATTCTTTAACGCTTTCAACTTCAGACTTTACAGATTCATCACTATTTAAAGATTCCATTCCCTCTTTAATAGTTTTTATTTCGCTTGATAAATACTGTGAATATTTATTAAAATCATCAGTACTTACGAATTTTGATTCAGCCATTTTGTTTTCAGTTTTATTTTCGGTTGTTAAAAGTTCTTTTGTATTTCCAATTTCATAAATTTGAATGCTAGAATCGTTATCAAATCCGAAAGATTCGTTAACTCTTTTTAATTCAGCATTTTCAAAGCCAGGATCTGCAACTAAATCATAAGTGAATAATTGCTTAATTTTAACAGTCCCGTTAGATTCAACTGTACCAGCTGCTCTAGATGAAATTTGTAAAGGAACACCAGCATCAACCAAAGCTTTAGCCTGACGACCAGCTTCAGTATCAAGTAATCTGATTTTACCTTTTACTTGTTTTGTTTCGCTATCATAGGATAATTCTTCAATAACGTGAGATACGTTTTTTAAAGATACATCAAATGTTTGTGGGTGATCTAATTCTCCTAAAAGTTTAGAAGAACCTATTTTAGATTGAAGAGCTTCAATTTGTGGAACATATTCTGACTCAGTATAGATTCTATTATTTCTATTCTTTTTGTCAATTTCTCCAAATATACCTTCAAGGACATAAGCCCCATCACCATCTTGTTTGAATTCTAATTCACTAGAAGATCTTTCTAGGATTAATAGATTGTTTTTTGTATTCATATATTTTAATACTATGTTTGTTGTTTATATATCTTTTGAAGAATAATGATTTTTCATTTTTTCTATATTTCTAAATCTCCTAGCTCATCTTCTAAGCCTCCAGCACCTTCTTCGCCACCTTCTTCCTTCTTAGCAGCTTCTTCCTCCTCAGTTTCCTTAGCCTTTACTTCTGTTTCAACTTCTAAATAATAAGTGACTAGAGTTTGCATATCTTCTTCGGTAAATGCGTTATTACCGTATTCTTTATAAAAATATTCTTTGAATTCTTTCTCTGTTTTACTTGTATTTATTACTCCTATAATTTCAGCAGATTTAATCTTTTCACCTGAATCTAAAAGAATATCATCTACTATTACATCTGAATCGTCTCCGACTTCTAGTGCATCTTCTGTTAAATTAGAGTAGTTTTTAAATGTTTTTAAGTGTTTCATTGCTAATTATATATTCTTTTTTCTAGAATCCCATGTCCATAGGGTCCACCTCAGGTTCTTCTGCTTCTTCAGAAGCTTGTCTTTGTTTATAAGCTTCGTTTGCAGCTTTATCGTCAGGGGATAATTTTAAATATCTGTCTACTAAGAATTCCATATCAAAGTAAGGCATTTCTTCCATAGTAACTGGATCTGTTTTCATTAGAGAATCTTGCATTGTAGATATAAAGTCTAATCGTTTCTCCATGATTTCCATTTGTTTTAATTCAGCAAACATATTCTCTTCATTAAATTGAATAGCTATTTGAGTTCTAAAACCTGCATCATCTTTAAATTCAGGAAATTTAAGACACATTTGTAACCATAGGGGTTTTACTAAAATTTCTTGGAAAGAAGAACGTAATCTTTTGATAAATTTAGAAAACTTAATTTCATCTCTAATCATACCATCAGCTGCAAGGTTAAAGTCACCTCCACCGTCTTCGTACATGAATCTATTGAATGGTATTTTAGAAACCATTTTTAATTTATCATTAAAATATTTAAGTGCTTCTGTATCTGATAATTCGGGACCGTCTCCTCCTAAAGTTTCAATCTCTGGAGATTCTCCTTCTTTAGATGGTAACCAATATTCTTTGTTAAATTGGAGCATTGGTTTTCCATTAGTTGCCAATGTAGCTGAATCCCAATCAAAATCTACAACTTCTTTATAATTACCCATTAATTGAGCAAGAGATTGCTTAGCTCTTGTTTTAGATTTACCACCAACTGGAATAATAAACTTCATTCTATATGATGAGTTTGTAACCGCCCAGATAACTCTAGTATGTTCCATTATTCTCATCAGGTTAAATGATCTTATAAGTCTTTCTAAGTAACTTACTCTCGAGGCAGTGGTTATTGAAGAATAAGAAAGATAGATAATCTGTGAATCATACAGGACTCTCTCCTTAACAGGATCGTCCTTAAATTGAACCCATACTTTTTTACCATCATCTTTATTATAACCTGGCATTAGTGTAATAGGATCTATTTCCTTAAATCCTATAATCTGATCTTGATCTGGGCTGTAAATAATTTCAAAAGAAAGATATCCGTCAATTAAGAATTTTCTAAAGAAGTACCATGCCGATTGATCTGAATTAAATCCAAAATATTGATATAAATCTCTGTATGATTTATTTAAGTACTTTGTAACTTCTTCTGAAACATCCATTCCTATAAGTTCTGGATTTCCAATAAAGTTCTTATTGTCATACACGATAGATTCATCACATAAGATATCTAATATATCTTCTATTTCATCATGTGTAGAAAATCTTCTTAATTCTTCTCTTTTACCTTCATAACCTTGGTCAAAGAAAGGAATATTTTTTCTCATATTGGTATCTGCCATCGATAATGCAGCAAATGCCCCATACATGTTATCGTCATCTAGACCCATCTGATTCATTTGGCCGTAACCAAATTCATCTTCTACAGGGCCTATTGCCTGAGATTGTCTTAAGACTAAATCATCGTAATACATTCCGAAAGACGAGAGTCTTTTTAATGTATCACTTAGTGTGAATGATCTTTTACCAGTACTTAATGGTCCGTTTCTTTCTATAAATCCTGCCATGTGTTAAAATTACAATTGTATTATACTTCTCTTTATATATTCTTTTTTCTACGATGATCTTCAAATAATCTAATAAGCTGCTGTTTATCAATTCCCTGAAGAGAATCGAAGTCACATATTGCCATCTTACACCAATCTTTATAAGCTACTACAGCTTGATTAGTTTTTTTAGAAGGCTTATATCTTCTTATTGCAAAATCATATCCAAATGATTCAAGATATCTTTTTGCACCTTTATATGAAAATCTGGGTAAACCTTTTTGTTTTTTAGCGTCTTCCTTTTTAGAAGCGGATTTTATAGATGATTCGTATCTACCATATATCTCGTCTAAGAATTCTTCTCTAAATTTAGGAGGAAGCATTGTTATATTAATTCCTATGTCGTCTCCTTCATAAGGATCTAAGGCTAGAACAACAGGATTATCATCATACCATTTAATATCCTCTGTTATTGGGGTATATTCAAATACATACATTTTTCCTGGAACAAATCTAGATCTAATAGAACCCACTGCCTTTTCCTTTTTATCCTTTAAACTTTTTTGAAACCACTGTTCAGCCTCGTTGGCCGCCTTGGCCCTACCCTTGCCCTTTATTAATTTTTTTATTTCCTCTTTAATGTAGCCCATTTATTATAGTTTCTTCTGTTAGAACTATGAAGTTCCAATTTCTTTGAGAGCAGAATTCTTTAGCTGCATTATATTTATCCATATTTTTAACATATTGCTCTGCTAAAAATTTATATGACTTAAGAGCCTTCTTAGAATTTACTCTAGGAGGCTCTGGTTTTATTATCTGTTGCTTTGGTTTGATTTCTACTAGATATTCTTTAGTAGTTTTATCGGGCTGAATTGCCTTAAAATAAAAATCAGGGTAATATTTCCTTTTGGTAGAATCTTGTCTAGACCAATATGGTATTTCAACTGGTTCGCTTGACCACATACTTACCTTTTCATTTTTGTCACACCACATCATAAACTTACGTTCCCAGGAACTTCTATATATGATAGGAGTAGGTCCTGCATATTTAGAAGGATTATTAGGTTTATAATAACCTTGATTAAATCCTGAATTTTTAGTTGGTTTGACATTCTTTATTGACATTAGATGCTATAAATTCCTGTTTGATTTTCAGAGTTGCCTGATCCTTTGTCTATAGATAGAGTTCCTTTGTATTTTTGAGGGTGAATCTTATTCCATCCTTTGGCGTATCCTCTCTTTGCTATCTCTGTGAAATAAGCAAATGCATTTGGATATTTAGGATTGAAGTTTCTCCAATATTTTAAAAGGTCTAATATAGCGAATTGTAGACAATCGTTCCTATCATCTTCACTAACATACCTCATCCTATTGATCGCCTTTTCTGCCAAGAGAATTAGCATTTTTTCAGCATCTCTTGTTAATTTATCCTGTTCTTTTGAAAGGACCATTTGATCAAAGAGGTCTCTGTTATTTAAATAGTTTTTTGATTTTCTTCTTTTAGCCACAATGTTGTTGGTTTATTTATAGAGATTATACTCAAAAATGTTAAAAAGTTTATTAACCTAAAAAAGGGACCAATGGTCCCTTCTCTATTTTACGATGATACGTCTTATGCGTTTAAAGCTTCGATCTTATCTTCCCATACTTTAATCTCTGAATTAATTAAAGCATCAGCAGCTTTAATTTCTTCAATTGATTTATCAGCTTCAGCTAATAAACCTCTTTGATCTTTTAAGAAAGAAATCATTTCTTCAAACTTTGAAATTTCTTCAGATTTCTTAGCAAGTTCTAAAGTTTCTCCTTCTAGCATTTCAATTACTACAGCTGAAGCGTCTTCTGAAGTTTCTGCTTTAATATAAGATACTGCTTCGTTAGCGGTAGCTGAAAAGAATTTATTTAATTTGGTGTCTTTGTTGAATCTTGAAATAAATAGATTTTCATCTAATTTAAATAAATCAACAGTGACACCTCCCTTCTTATACGTGGTAGCGAAGTCTAAATACATGAAATTTTCTACAATAGTAGAAAGGCTTTCAAATAATTCAGCTTTATTTTTGTTGTCATATCTAACTAGTCCGCTGGCTAATACGTATGTTGAGAATGATTCAGTAATTTCAGATGTTCCATTGTAGAACTTTCCTTCTTCAATGTTGTAAATAAATTTTGAACCTTTGTTATACCATTTGATATCGTTTCCTACTATATCGAAGTTTTCAAAAGCAGAAATTGCGTTTAAAAATTCTTTATTAGTTGGTCTTTCGATAATTTCAATGTTGTTTTCTTTTATTTCGTAAGCTCTATTATTTAAATAGAATTGAACGTTTTCTTCAATTTTTACGAAAGGTGCTAACATGTTTGTCATTTTATTATTCGTTTAATTTTATTGTTTAACTATATATCTGTATCGTTTTCATCAATTATGTTAGGATTGTCAGGTTGTGCCTGTGATTGCTCATCCTTTGCCTCTCCTTTATTAGATGTAATTGATTTTTGTTTTATTTCAAACATCCTATTTCCAGCGTGAAATTCAGAAGATCCACCTGAACCATATCTATATGCTCTAGATTCTCCAGATTCTCCAGATGATCCAGAACCTGGATTTCCGTCTGGCGTGTTTGAGAAAGAAGGTATAAATGAATTTACTTCTATTGGAAATGTTATTTTATATTTGTCTTTATCGTCGAATCCAAAATCTATTGGAGCCTCCACTGTATAATCATCCGGTAAAGAATAATACGAAGGTAATCTGTACGTTCCTTCTTCTAGATGTCCTACTTCTATGTTAAAGTAATTAGATTTATATAATTTCTTTACTATCATTTCAGTAATCTTTAAAGAATCTAACATTGAAGATACTAAAACTTCTATGTCAAAATTTATTAAAATTGGAATCATTTCAAATTCAGAAGAATATGCTTGTAGAGCTCCTTCTTCATCAAGTCTAGAATAATTTCCCATTATTCTTTTATTGACTAGTTTAGAAGATTCTATAGATATTGAAGAAATTCTAGCGACTCCTCTTGGAATTACATCGTAATTTCCATCTGCAAACCCAGGATCAGGGTAGCAGTCATCGCCACTTGCTGTTGTAAATAGAAAATTATCTCTTAAAAATTGATCGTCTCCTGTGATCGAATAATAAAAAGGAACGTCTATATCCTTTCTCTCATTAGCGCTTACTTGTCTTTGAAACCAAACTTTATTATTTAAGTCTGCCAATAGACCGATAATTATATGCCTAATTACAGAATCGTCCGTGTTATATTTAAGATTATATGTAGCCATTTATTATAGGTATCTTGTCGCTGCTCTTTGCCAGTTTGGTAAACCTGACATTTTTAAACCAGCTGCTTTAACGAATGTTCTCATAGAAATATCGTTTGCGTTTTTCATAAATTCGTAGATTTCTTCCTTTTCTTTAAGTGGCATCTCGGTAGGTTCTAAATGGGGTAATAACCTTTCCATTCTTTCCATTAAGGTTGCATCATCAGGATTTACATCTACTAAAATAGATCTAGATCTAATAGCTCCATCTGGATCTGCCTTTTCTTTTGCTAAATTCGAAATAAAAATTACTCTTCCTGCGAATTCAAATGAGTTAGGAACAATTCCATTTTCTTCTAATGTGAATGCTTCTTCAGGACTCACATCTTTAGGATCATATACTGCTTTAGTCTTTTTTAAATAAGAGATTTTTCTTACTTTCTTTGTATCTAATGCCGCTTTCATTAAGTTTCTACCGTTTTCATCTCTAAATACTGCATCACAGTCATCAAAGATTAATGTCTTATTTCTATATTGATAGAATTTCTTATACATCATAATAACAGATGCTGCACCTGAAACCATAACGTAATCTTCTTCGTCAACAAGACCTTCATCTTTCATTGCTCTTTCTACATTATATGTTTTACCAGTACCTGCTCTACCTGAAATAAATAAAGAGTTAAATGCACCTGCAGCGACTCTTCTTGATATTTCGTAAATATCTTCCATTGTTTCTTCAAGATATTTAACCTTATCATTAAGTGTCATATCATTTTGTGTTTCAGCTGCGGTAGGTTTTACTACAACCTGCTGTCCTTTCTTAATATTCATGATTGAAGAATAAGGAACTTCTAATTCGTCTGCTATTTTATTAACGGCCATTCCAGCTGCTAATTTAGCCTCGATCATTTTAATTTCTTCTTTAGAGAATGCTCTTTTAGTTCTTCTTTCTAATAACATTGACTCTTGTATAGATGCAACGTATTTTTTATCCATTAATCTAACGAATTCTCCAACTAATTTAACAATTGGGAATGTTTCAGATGAAATAGAAAAATCAGATTTAGCGTCTGCTGCATCTGAGAAATAGATTATAGAACCTACAATACCAGGGTTTTTTGCAGCAGCGGGAGTTACCATAAATGCCTCTGTACCTTTACTTGAGTAAAACATTACTCCAGAACCCATATCAGTTATCATTTCAAATGGAAACTTTTTAAAGTCCTTCTTTGTTTTCTTATTTACAAATCTTGCGATTATCGTAGCTGCTTTATTTAGAGAAGGATTTACAAGTTCTATTGAACCCGTTTTCATAGCTTCATTTAAATACTGATCGTATTTTAAGATTTTATTATTCATGTTTAAGTGAAATCTTTTTATTTGATTTATATATCTTTATTCTATAACCTCTATCTCGAGTTTAGAGAATCCATTTTCTCTATATATTTGTATCTTTTTATCAAATAATTCATGGGGAAGAACGGTGTGATTAATTACGAAAGTATTAATCTTACTATCTTTAATAACCTGTGATAGAATTTTAAGAATATTATGGACTCCATCTGCATCTACTGAAGATAATAACTCGTCTAAGAATAAAAGATTTAATTGTGGAAATCTTAACTTAAGTATTTTAATGATAGCAATAATTATAATAAAGTCTGCCTTCTTTCTTTCACCTGTAGATAATGTAAGTGGATTGATCTCTTCTCCTAAATGATTAATAAGACAATTAAACTTTTCATCGAATCTTATATGGAAAGGTAAGTGCATTGTCTGACCCATTGCGGCAATATTAGCATTAAGACCTGGTAAAATAGTTTGAATTGCAAGGTTCTTAACGCCATCTTCACCTAGAACCTCTTCTATTATTTCTAAGAAATTATAGTTACCAGAAGTTTCATCCTTTAAATTTGACTTTGATGATTCTTGTATTTCGAATTCTTCAATGATTTGCTTTAAGTGTGAAAAATCATTATTAGAATTTAAAGAATCTTTTATCTTTACTAATTCATTCTTTAAATTTCTAATGTTAGTATTAATAGTAGACACTTTATCGTTAATTGCCTTGTCCTTAATTCTTAAATCTGAAATATTAGATTTAATATCATTCACCTTTGTTTCTGCCTTTGAGATATCAGAAGGAAGAGATTCTGCCTTAGACTCTATTTCTTTTTTTCTTTCTTGGTGAAAAGAAGAGGTTAGTTCGCCTTCACATGTTGGACATTTATCAGTTTCATATAACGCTAGCTTTTTCTTTAATTCTACTAACTCATATTTAAGTGAAGTATATTTAGATTGTTTTTCCTGTAAGTCAGAAGAATTAGAAGTAATCATTTTAGATACTTTGGTGCTTGCCTCTTCTAATTTAATTCTATTAGAATCATATTTTTTAAGACTAGTTTTCAAAGATTCTATTTCTTCTTTGTTTTTAGTGTCAGCTTCTGCTAGTAATTGATTTAATTTCATATTAACTGAAACTATATTTTCACTAAGCTGGCTTAATTCTTTTTCATAAGAATCTAATTCTATTTTAAGATCTCTTCTTTCATCTTTAATCTGCTTTTGCATATCATTAAGGATGGAGAATCCAAACATTTTATCGATGATTTGTCTTTTATCATGATTTGTCATTGTTAAGAACGACTTAAAATCATTTACAGATAAAATTATAATGTTTTTAAATACATGATATGGGATTCCGAATATCTCTTCTTCTAAATAATCCTGAACTGATTTCTTACCTGCTTTATCAAATTCAATTCCATTTAAAAGAACTTTAAATCTATTAGGCATCAAACCTCTCTCGATTTCTACTATAGTTCCTTTACATTGAAGTTCTATTCTTACCCATAATTCCTTATTAATTCTATTAGGAAGGTCCGCCATCTTAACACCTTCAACTTTACCGTATAGTGCATATACTATTGCATTGGCGATGGTAGTTTTACCATGACCATTTTTACCAAGAGTTAATAACAACTCCGCTTTATCATCTTCGAATTCTATCCTTTGAATTGAATTTCCGTATGATGCAAAGTTTTTAAATTCTATTGATTTGATTTTCATGCTTCGTTATCGTAATTATATGCACATTTATCATGCAAGTTTTTTAAACTAGTCTTAACTCTTTCTCTAGTTTCGTCATCATGTGGAAGACCATCAACGAACGTATTACATAGGTGTAGAATGTTATAGTTCTTATAGAGATCTTCTATTTCATCCATATCATATAAGTCCTTATCTAAGAAAGAATCTAATTCATATATGTTTGGTTCTATTCTTCTACCTATTTTTTGTATTTTGTTTATTAATCTTGACAGTGCACTTGTTGTTGCAATATTAGAAGGAACATATAAATCTACATAATTATTTCTAATCTTATCTTTAAATTCACCAAGAGAAACATTGTAAAGACCTGTAAGATAAAACTTTACGAACTTAGGTGATATAGTATTTTCGTAAAAGGTTTCTTCCATGGTTCCTAGATCAACCATATCAAAGCCCTTAGTGTTACCCGAATCAGATCTTGTTAATTCGTAAGGAGTTCCTACTAATCTTAACTTTCCTTTAGTTTGTCTATAATGAATATGTCCTGAATAAACTGCATCATAGTTTTTATAAGAAATAGTATCTGTTCCATGGTGGTTTTTAACTTTAGAATTTAAAGAAACTCCTGAAACTTCAGAATGGCAAAATACAATATCTGAATTTGGAAATTGTGCAAGTGTTTCTGCTTCATGTGTGGAATCTCTTCTCCATGGCATTAAGAGAACTTTCTTTCCTCCCCATTTAAATTCCCTAGGTTCCTTATATACTGCAACGTTAGGAATCCACTTTAAAGAATCTATTGAACTTACATCATTGGATTTTTTAGCCCATATATCATGGTTACCGCATATAACATGAACTGGCAAAATTTCACCTAATCTTTCAAAAAGATCTACTGCATAGTGCAGAACTCTTAAGTTTATACTTTGTCTATTATCGAATGCATCTCCAACCTGAACTAAAATGTCGCCTTCTTTGACATCTCTTTTTAGTGTTGGAATAAATTGGTTTTCGTAAAAATCTTTCTGTGTCTGTAACCATTCCAGAGAATTAGAACGAACTCCAAGGTGCATATCTCCGAGAATCCAGATTCTATTTACTGGTTTCTCTAATACCTTTGGCTCTATCATTTTTAGAAAAGTTTATTTATGTTCTTTCTTTTTAAGACGTTTGTTTTCTTGTCAAGTTCTTGAATAAGGGCTTCCTTATATTTGTTACTTAGTGAAGAATAAAATTTAGTTGGATTGATATTAAAGTAATCGCATAGTTCTGAAAATAAATCTATTATAGAAAACTTTGTGCTTAGTTCGTCATACATAAACCCATACACTTCATTTATGTCTAATTTTCTTAATTTAGTTATCTGCTGAAATTCATCTACCTCATTAAACTTCTTAAATCTTGAAGCCTCTATTAATTCATGAATCTTATTTCTGATTTGTTCACTTTCTATTTTATCTTCTTCGTCTCTGTTATCCGTGTATTGTGGATTAAGGTTAAATGAAATAGTTCCATTTAGTTCAAAGTCTCCGCCGTCTTCGAAAGTGTTGTCAAATATTTTATCTCTTTTTGTTCTCATAATTATAAGCTGTGTATGTTAGAATTAGTAACTTCATCGGTCTCTGTAAGTCTCATGTAATTATAGTTAATTCCTAATTTACATTTAGATCCTCTACCTTCACCGTCTCGTATTTTCAATATTTTAAGCCAGTATTCATAACTAGCTCTCATCATATCGTCTTGTATAATACCAAGCATAATATCTGCAGTATGTGATAGACCTGCTGATTCTGCAACATCTGTCATTGTGATATCGCTTGAATTATAACCGTTTCTTGTAATCTGTGTTGCTGTTACAATTAGCCATCCGTTTCTTACACCCATTGCTCTAAGATCTTCTGCAATCTGCTTGATCTTAAGATATGTGTTTTCAGAATTAGGATTTCTAAAATTAGAAAGAATATTAATATAGTCAATAACTACTGCACCTAGTTTTATTTTTCTTTCTTCTTCAATTTGCTTTAAGTATGCTTCAATATCTGGAACAGTCGCCTGTGATGTTGGAAATTGTTTTACAAATAATTGACCAGGGGGAGTAAAGCCGTCTCCTACTGTTTCTAATTTTCTTTTGATCAAATCAGAATTTTTAGATTTTTCTTCGTAGTCTGAAATATTTATGCTTAGTAAATTAGAACCGATTCTTTTCATAAATTTAATAGCTGACATTTCTGCAGTGATTACCGCAGTGTTTGTTCCCATCTTTACAAAATTAGCGGCATCGTTAGCAAGGTAAATTGATTTACCGATATTCTGTTCACCTACATAAACAACTAAAGAACCATCTTTATCATAACCACCATTTAAGGCTCGATCTAAAAAGTTATATCCTGTAGATACTTTAACGGCATCTTCGAAAGAGTGATCCTCTGGTTTAAAGAAGTCTAATCCTAGGTCAGAGTTAAATACGATAGAGTTTCTATCATTAATTAAAGTTTTAACCTTAGAGATGATCGAGTCTGCATTATCCGGTGTTACTTCAGTTGTTTTAATATACTCGATAGTATCTATAAGAGTATTATCAAAGTTACGCCATTTAATCCATGCTTCGGCTGTAGAAGTTAACCATTCTTCGTCATATTGGTCAAGGTCTACATTATATACAATATCTATAATAGACTCTTCAACCTTTCCTGAAATCTTATCATTCTTAATAAGCAGTTTCATTTGCTCGTTAGAAGGAGTTTCATGAAACTTATCATAGAACTTAGTAGCAAGGAAGTGTATTAAGTCAATATCTTCTGAGGTGTAGAATCCTCGTTTAATATTTCCTAGATACTTGGGTTTCTGTAAAGATAATTTAAAGAATATTTTTTCAAAATCAGGTCCAAATTTCATATTATAGTTTTTATACTTGTTCTACCACTAAATCACCATTTGTTTTTGCAAAAGGTACATCTGACCATAAATTAATTGCAATTGCCTTTCTAGTTCCCTTAGTAACCGTATCGACTGCATGGACATCATCACCTGCTCTAAATATAATTAATCTATTAGGTCGGGTTTGAATTACATCAGGCGCTTTATCCTTTCCTGCAGTATGAACTATTAATTCTCCTCCTTCAAACTCAGGTTGTGGCGGATAATATACAGTGCCTATTACAGGTCTTACTATTTCTTCTCCGTTGGTTTTCTTGAACCAAGATTCATCTTTATCAAAATGAAATCCTAAATTGTCCTTATGTCCTAATGTAGGATTAGCAGACTGAATACCTGTCCAATATTCAAATCCTGCTATATCCCATACTTCAGATATTGGGCAATCATTTGCCCAAATAGCTGATATAAGCCTTTGTTTTACTGTAGGTTCATGGCCTGGTTCTTCGTTGAACCATCCTTTCCACCAGTAATAAACACCTGGATCTGCAAAAAATGTGTTATCATTTGCAATATCTCTGAGGAGTTTTTCATCTTTAATAAAGTTGTCTCTAATTGTTATCATAGGAATGGGTTAATTAATATTTTATAAGCTTCTTTACCTTCGTTCGAATTGGTTTGTTCTATTAGTCCCATACCAATTGCTTCATTTAATCCGGATTCTACATTTTCATTTTTCCCCTTTGCGAAATATTTATTGAGAGCATGTTTGGTGAAAGACGCCTTTTGTCTGTCAGGCTGTCTCACTGCTCTAGTTATAAATATATGCATAATGTCAAATGCATCGGGAAAAGATTCTAATTCTTCTTGTATTCCCAGAATATATTTAATTGGAAGCTTATCTTCGTTTATCTTGTTTATGTTCAACTTCATTATGCTTCACTATCTTCTAACATTTCTTCTACGTCAATTTCAGAAATTTCAGTGTTGTAATTAAACAAAGGTTGAATGTGCGATTCGATTTGCTCTAGTACGGTTTGTGTAAATACCATTTCAGAAAAGAAATCTTTATTCGCAACAGTATGATCTAGGTGTTTACATATCCATGTTCTTGCTGTTGCCTTTGGAATCTTTTCTCCTTTTACAATATTTCCTCTAGTAATTCCACAAATATCCCATGTAGCATATTGTTCTAATCCAACATAAGGATTCATACCTTCTGTAAAGTTTAAGTGAAACTTAATAGGATGTGGCTTTGCAAATCTATTTTTATCAGGTTTAGCCGTAACTATAATACCTACTTTTTCAGCTCCGTCCTTTAATTGAGCCTTGTTTAACATCAGTACAATTGATGCTGCATACTGTGGTCCTGTTCCACCACCTGCGATTTGCATTGGAATAAAGGATTGAGATTGGTATGTATGGTTTGTAAATAAGAAAGGTATTTTAAGATCTGCTAATGGAGTCATTATAATTCTAAAGATAGATTTTAAAACCTTAGATCTAGTCATATCTGATTTGTCAGAACCACTTGCTGCATCTGCTATTTCTTTCGCAGTCGCTAAGTTACCGGCTGAATCTAAAATAATCATTACTTTAGGAACTTCACCACCTGCTCTTTTAGCATCTTGCATTTTCTTAGTAATTGTAGTTACAGAAGTTCTAAAATCTTGAACTGTATTTGTAGGTTGGTAATTTACTTTGGAAGTATCAATTCCAAACTTTTCCATTTGTTCCTTATCAACGGCTGCTTCAGAATCATAATAAATTACACTATATCCTTTATCAATAGCTTCTCTAACTGTGTTTAACATTAAGAATGTTTTACCTGTTCCTGAAGGACCAGCGATAGATGATGATCTATTGTTTGGCCATCCTTTAAATAATGAACCTGATACACATGCGTTCAAATGATAATTTCCTGTGTGAATCCAATCTGTTACCTTTGAAAAGTTTGAAGTTTCCATGATAGATCCTAATGGATTTAAATCAGCTAATTGCTTATTTAAATCGTCGAATGTAAAGTCTTTATTTTTTGCCATTTTTAAATATGTTTTTTTCTTGTTTTCTTAGTGTTTCGAGTTCTTTAATAAGAACATCGGATTCCTTTTTCATAGAATCCATTTTTTCTTGAAGAGAAACTAGCCTATTATAGAGTGTTTTGTATTTTGCAACAAATACATTCTGTTCTTCCGTAAGATTATTTGGATCAAGCATTGTTTTTTCTTTCTTCTATTTCGTCAAAGATACTAATTTGTTTAGGATCATTTGAAATTGTTTTTTCTTTAAAAATTAAAGGCCAAATCATTTTTCTTACCTTATCTCCTAATTCATAATTATTAGGGGTTTGTTCAACCAATTCTATTATTTTACTTTTAAAATCCATTTTGTTTATTTTTAGAATAATGAAGATGAATATATTAGATTTCTGTTTAGTCTCTGAAGACCTACTGAAGATAATACTCTATTGATAGGATCTATTACAGATTTTTCAAATTGTGTTTCATAATCTACCTGTGGTGCAATTTCATAAGGATGGGCACCTGGTTGATATGCATACATTTCACATACATTATGTTTACAATGATATAATTTTAGCTTTTCGCCATTACCAATCATTTTATACTTGTTTTTATATTTTGGATTCTGATTCATTAAGAAGTTATAGAATCCTGCTGCCTTGACGTTCGGAGGACATTTTAAACCATATTGAAATTCTATCGTATCATCTACAATGTATTTTTCAATATTATTAGTTCTTTTATTGAAAGCTATTTCATCAACATTAGACATCTTAAACTCTTTCTTTGCCGTTTTCAAAAAAGAAACTAATCTACTTAACATCTCTGCAGTTGGCTTTTCAGATAAAATCAATTTAAGAGCTTCAGTCAAATGCTTTCTTGCTAATGTAGGAGTAGAAGATTGAATAGTATCAAATCCAATCGTCTTAATCTTCTTAAGAGAAGGGTATCTATCGTCTACTTCGAGCTTATCTTCCCATGCAATGTCTTGTAAATATTTCTTTTTAGCTAACCATATTCCTGAATATGCAATTGTTTCTAAATCGAAATATAAAAAGTTGTCTGTGTTCGTAACTTCGGCATACTTTGCCATACATTTCGTGATATAGTCTTTGATTCTGAACGTATATAATTCCATAATAAACTTATCAATTGGTAGTTTATTATCTCCTAGCCATTCAATAGATTCATACATTTCTTCAAACTGAACGTAACATGAATCTGTATCAATATAAACCACGGAAGGTCTTACTAATTTATTCTTAATAGAAATATTGAAATGTTCATGGACCACAGTATCTTTAGGCCAAAACTCTTGAAAATATTTATTAAGAATCTTTTCAGAATATAGAATTGCATTCTGTCCTTGTAGTGTAATAGATTCTGCAATGTCTATATTAAAAAAGTGAAACCACTTATTACCAAATGCACCATAGATCGAGTTAAGAGTTACTTTAACGGCCTGTTCGTATGCAGTAAACTTGGCGGACATTGTTTGATAGTGATCCGCCAAGGTTTGCATTTCATCCCGTGTAAGGTCGTCTTCGGGCTTGTTAATTAGTGTGTTTATATCCATAAATTACTCTGCTGTTTGGCAAGTTGCAATCGTTAGCAAAGTTTCTGAATCATTAGATCTAAGAACTACTCTATTGTCTAATACATGGGCAGTGTAATCTTCTTTATCTAAAAGGTTAAGATATTTTTTGAATAATGTAACGTTAGTTCCTGATTCACCGTCATAATCTGGTGTTACTAACATGTTGTAGGTTTTTCCTAAAAGCTTTACACCATTTCCGTTTGCATTTATTGAGAACGTTTCTTCTTTATCTAAAGAGAATAGGTTTCTTACCTTTGCAAGTGAAGTGTAATCTAAATCGAATTTAAAAGTAGAAGCTTCGGTGTTAAAGATACCTTGAATCTGTGCATCAGTTAGATCTTTATAACCTAAAGATGGCTCTGAACATGCAAGTGTAATTTCTAATTCATCATTAAATATTTTGAATGTAGTTGCAACACAATCTTCTTCGTTTTCAACGAATTCGATTTCAGCTGAAATAGCATCATAGTCAAATTGTTTGAATGCATCTGTTATTTTAGAAGCGTCAAAGAATGCAATCTTTAATTCTTTGTCTGTAGAGATTTCACCATCTTCGATTTGAAAAACTTGAGAAATCGGCATTCTGTGATGCTTAACAGCATCTCTTTGTGGTAAATAAGCGGATGCCTGTACGACACCATCTTTTAATTTAAAATAGACAAAAGAATCAATTACTTTAAGTCTATTAACGAAGCCGATGAAGTTGTTTGAATCGACCTTACTGATTGAAATTTTCATGAATGTATAATTTTTATTTGTT